AACACAAGAACACCCGCCATCACCAAAAAGCCGAAAAATTGAATAAAACCTGTCGTACTCGCACGACCATCATTATTGGTAAATAATTCAAAAAACTTATTCATCTGCATAACCTCCACATAATTACTTTAGCTGGGGTTGGTCTCCCGCGTGCGATATAACTCCACGCATTCTTACTGTAAGAGTGCGGTCGTTTTTTCGGTTGTTTCCCTTTATTGCCTAACCAGCTAAACATGCGTTTAAACACGCCTAAAAATTTAAACTTCATTATCAATCGCTCCATATTTAAGATTACCCGCCACACGACGCACCCAACCTTTACCAAAGGTCGCAAAAGTGCTGAGTTTGCAATAAAATTCGAGACGTTCAGCATTCAGACGCATAATCACGTCAGAAATCGCCATTTTTTTAATCGCGGCAATCGTCATATTGCCAATCACACCGTCATCAACGACACCAACCGCACGTTGCAACATACGACTTGCATTACCTAATCCATGATTTACCGCAGCATCAAAAAACTGATAAGCCACCGCTTCAGGCATCTTGTCGCATTGATAACGTAGCCAAAATGCGGAGTAGTAGATTTTATAAGCTTGCTCACGCGTCATTGCTCGCATACTGCCTTGATAACCATTTGCCTGAGCAGTGCGTTTAGTGATACCCCAGTTTGTTTCCCCGCCTGGGTCTCTAGGGTCATTAACGTAGCCGCCTTCATGACCAATTAAACGGTTGAAAATCTGTGTAAAATTTAAAGACATAAAAAAATACCCTTAATCTATTAATGATTAAGGGTATTATCGAAAAAAGAGAGTAAGATGAAGAGTGGAGCGCCTTCAGCACTAAAACAAGGCAAGATTATGGGGTTCCTCAGGGTTACGCACTTGTGCCACAATTTCCCAACCACTGCGATCCGATAATTGATATTTAGGACAAAGTTCAAGCATGGCCATGCGTCCTGATTTGTTCAAATGTTGGGTTAAATAATCAAAATCAGCCTTAAAGCGATAATTACGCAACACTCGTAAAGCCGTTTCGCAGCGTGGAATATAAACCCATTCACCTCTAAAAACTTCGCGTAATTTCACCGCACTTTCCAAACCAATTAATGCTTTGAGCTTAGGAAAATAATGTGCCCCATCGGTAAATCGAAAGGTTGCCCCACCAAAATTTGTAATGATTTTTTCAACAGCAGGAAACCCAACTAAATCAACCATCTGCTGTACGGTTTCCGGCAGAAGTTCCGCTACATCTTCTAAATTCGCCACCATAATCGCCTCCGCAATGTTATTTTTTGCTTATTCTCACACGAGGATTTTAAAAAGGCGGTATTTTTGAAAAAAAAGATAAAAAAAATCCCAATGTTTTCACATTGGGATCTCGTTATTTTTCAGAACCAAGGATAATCAGTTCTTCTTCATAATTTTTTTTATTCGGTGCATGTTTCACAGCATCTTTACAGTCTGAATAGTTTTTCTGGAATTCTGCTTTAGACTGATTAAAGGATTTTAAATCAAACGAGTCCTTATCATTCCATTCCGCTACTTTTGTTCCTTTCGGTGCAGCAATCCACATTGCTTGCGCATAACTTACAGCACTGTGGCACGCACCAAAATAGCCTAATGCATTTATTTTTTGTGCATATTCATCTGCTTTTTTCATTTTATTAAGAGTATCTTGCCATTTTGTCACATTGCCGTTGGCATGCTGTTCAAAAACCTGGCGAATCCCTTTATCTGTATTAAATACTGATAGCAACGTGATAATAGCTTTCGCATCATCTTTATGGGCATTATAAAATGCCGTATCTTCATCAAAACGCGCTTGATCAAATGCCAATGCGTTAAATGCTATACCTAGTGAACACATTGAAACTAAAAGTAGTTTTTTCATTATTTTTCTCCAATAAAAAAGGCTCCAAAGAGCCTTTAATTTACACCTGATAATTTCATCTTACAACGTCTTTTTATTCCGGTCATACACTGACAACATCTGCACGACTTTCTTTAACTGCCATGGACGTAACCAATGGATAAAATCCACTTTAAAAGATCGTTTTGCAATACCATCGGCATATTCTTTCGGTAAGTTGTGTTTGATTAAAAGTGCGGTAATTTTAGCAAGATAAATTTTCTTATCTTCACTTGGTGATGGCCTATTTCCCCAAAAGCTTGAGCTGGATTTAAAACCTTTCTGAACCATCACATTCAAGACTTGGCGTAATTCACTGTCAGTCATCTCTGCGCAACTGGTTTTACCTGTTGTATTGGCAAGTAAACCGCGATATGTATCATCATCAAGTCCCAATTGGTTTTTCCCAATATGGATTTTCGCAATTAATGATTTACGCTGCATAACCTTTCTCCTGTTCTGCTTTCCAGGCTTTCCAAACAGCAAACTCAGGCATATTTTCCACAAATTGCAACTGCCCAATAGCGGCGTAACGTTCAATATATTGAATGGCTGCCATACGTTTATCCTCTTCTTGCGCCGCAACGCTTTGCATTTCAGCTTTACCTTCATTACGCACCACCGCAAACAACGGCTTCGCCCCCTCATACACTTTCTTCAAATAGTTATGATTCGATAACGCCTGAATATTGCGGGTTTCTCGACGGTTTTTCATCATCGCTTGCACCGTTTCATTCAACGCATGAGCCAATAATGGGCTAGGTTGATACATCTCTAATACTTCTTGCATTAATTTCAACGCACGCCCATTAGATAGCGCAGATTTTTCAGGGCGAAACAACCCAATATAACTCACCAACGCACGCGCATTGCGACCACCCAAATTGGAGATTAACCCCAACATCTCACGCCCCGCATCATCTTCCAACAACGCATCCAAGTGGATGTCACTATGGCAAATCGGGCAACGACATAGTTTCACTTTAAAACTCCTTTAAACTAGGTTTAAAACACATTACTCAGCCCACTTCATCTAACTTATTCCCCTCTTTTGTAAAGAGGGGCTAGGGGAGATTTAATGGGCTGTAAATGGGTTTTATCAATCTAACCCTGACCACTCATGATATGCGGTAGCCTGGATAACCAAACTAAGATGTACATCAAATAACTCTTGTTCTTCTGGTTTTCCTTTCGGAAAGATTGATATATAAATATTTTCATTTTCCTCCAGCTCCCAATCCCAATTATTTTCTTCAACAATTTGCTCAACAAGGCTATCAACACAATCGTGATCGCTTTCATACTCTTCACTTTCACTTTCTTTTATCTTCGCCTCTATATCTTCGACTGTTGGTTTTTCACTACCAAAAACGATATATTCCCATTGATATTTCATATTTTATCCTTAGTCGATAGGTGGTTGTGGTAGTGGTTGCCAGTGGGTAACCTGTGCACATTCGCCATTAAATCCATAAAAACGATTTCCCTTTATCATATACGCGAAGAAATATGTAGATCTTTTATCTACATCTTCTTCTCGACCGAAACAAATAACAATATTGCTTCGTTCTGAACCATCATGATCAAATATTGCTGGTAATTCGTCAGAACACTTAATCCATCCATTGTTTTCGCTCATTTATTCCTCCATTCGAATGGAAAACCCACCGTGACGAAATACAACATTCTGATCGTCTTCAGTAAGTTTTTTCATTAATTGATATGTTTTAGGGCATCTGCCAGAGCCTTTTTCTTCGTTAAATAAACGTTCTAACTCGTCCCAATGTTCCACTAATTTTGCCCAAATGGGAGAAATTGCTTTCATTTTGTGAAGATAATTTCGCATTTCTGGTGCACGTTCTAATAACTTTACACAACGAGATAAATCGCTCGTATCAAGTGGATAGCTCTTACGTCTTGGCACCACATCAAAACCAATCACAAATGCCATACATTTACTGCTTAATCCGACATCTTCATCATCTGCCAGCCATTGAATGATTTTTGTCTGCATTTTTCCTCCTTATTAATTGAAAACACATTATTCAGCCCACTAAAACGTGGTTTAATGGGCTGTAAATATGCTCTAGCAATTCGGATCATACACCGCGCCAAATTCCAATTTCACGTCACTGCAAGCAAAGCGATGACCGAATTTTTTTGCCATCTCCAAGGTTCTTGCATACATGATTTTGGCGGTATCAATATCACCGTCTAATACGCAAGATTGCACTAGCTCAAGATTACCGATCACATCGACTACTTCACGTGTAATATCATCTAAATTTAATGTTGGTGCTGTCATACTTCTTCCCCTTATCTCACCAATCTCATTCTTAAACCCGGCAGTAAGTTTTGTACGTTGCCAACATAAACCGCCGCGTGTTGATTTTGCCCCGTGCGTAACGCGCGAAGCGCGTGTATGAGCTGTTTTGCCGCTTGTTCTAATTGCTCATCTAAGCGCATTTTTTCTTGCTCAGTCATACTTCCTCCACTTCAACCACGTCATCAATTTCTGTAATGGTGTGCGGTAGTTTATTTACATCGCATACATTTAGGTCGCACATATCTAAAACTTGTTCGTTGCTTTCTGCTTCAACAACGGCTTCTACTAAACAGTAAAAACGGGCTATATATTTCGCCATGATTTCCTCCTAGAAAGGTTTTCTAATTACTCGGTCACAAAACGCGGCGCGGCGTTTGCACCATTCTTTATTTTTTTGGCCGCTCGCATTAAGCTCTGCGATAGCCCATTGTTCCTTGGCGTCTTGTAAGTCGCCTTGGCGTTCACTTTTTGCTGCTTTTTCGCTGTAATATTTGAAGCGGTTAAATTTATGGATGTTTTCCATTTTTTTGTTTCCTTTTATGGTTGGTTAAAACTTATTATGAACGCCCCTTAAATTAGGGTTTAAAGAGCGTTTAAATAGGCTTTATCGATTTAGTTTTTTCTGTAATTCCGCAAATTCAGCTTTTGAAATTGCAAAATCTTCAAATTTACCGTTACTAAAAGTGATTTGAGCACACCCAAATTTTTCGTCCCATAAAATGGAAACGATATGATCTGAATTTAAGATGATTTTTTGCCTGCCAAATGGAAACTCGATAAACATCACACCACCTCCTGTTCAAAAGGTGTGATTACAAAATCTTCCACACCGGTTTTAATCGTTACACCCGCCACCGTTGCGGCTAATTCAGGTTCGTTTAACATGGCCTCTTTGTTGATTTCTTCCTTGGTGCGAATAAAACGAACCAGGCCTAACGTGTGCAAACTTTCAATCACGCTCTCTGTGCCGCGAATACCGACTGACGGTGGGCGTTGTCGCCATTGCACTTCACCGGTGTTGAAAGTACCTGTTTTGGTTTTGCCGTTTAATGTCAATTCATCGCGGCGGCTTTCACACCAGGCTTGCACCGCGTCTTGTTTTGGTGCGAGCTTTTCTTTCACAGCGTTCATCAAAGGCGCATATTCTTCGGTAATTGCCGCTAATTTGTCGTTTTGCTCAATAGCAAGGCGTTCTAATTCGCGGTTTAAATCACCGATCTCTTTAATTGCCACTTCCACTTCATCGCGCGTTTGATAACGCACTGCAAAGGTGTCGGTTTTAATTCGGGTTGCTTTATTTGCCATTTTTTCCTCCTGGTTTTTAGTGTAAATAACTGCGCCAAATTACCTTGATGCCTTCGACCATCATTTGATATTCGGCAAAATGCACGCCGTCGTTGCCTTGGATATACGCAAGCGCCTGGCCTGTTTTTTCAAATTTCTTCGTTAATGCGTTCGGTTCAATGCGTACGCGCGGTTTGATTTTGTCAAACTCAATGCTTAATACATGCAAACCCATTTTGTTTAACTCAAACACGCATTTTTGCGTTTGTGATAAGTAACCTAGGGCGATTTTGTTGCAGCCACCAAACACTGGATGTGGTTTAGTTTGCTCGCGCAAGGTGTTGTTTTTTGTAATGCTTGTCATTAGTTCGCTCCTTTCATTTGTGCTTGGGCGGTTAAAATTAGGTCTAGTGTGATGACAGTGCCTTGTCCTTTCGCTGTCATGCCGGCTAGGCGTAAATATTGCGTTAAAGCGCGTAAGCCGCCCGCCTTGCCGCCGATGTCATAAAGGACGGTCATTAAATCCTTGTCGGCTATATCAAGCCCCCAGGCTTGCGCGATGGCTTTAATATCGCCTTTTGTGCTAGCTTTAACGCCGCAGTTGTTACCAATTCGTGACCAAAGACGCGCGTATTCATGCGCCTGGTTCACGCCGCCTTGGATGCGGGTGTAAACTTTATCGTTACCAATTAGCGCAAAGCCTACTTCGGCTTCTTCTTGGATAATTCGGATCTCTTCTAACGCGTCATAAGGAAGGTGGTCGCTTTCATCAATGATGACCAAACCCTGTGTGCCTTTGAGCTTTTTAGTAATTAGGCGTGATAGGCGGTCTCTGCGGCGTGGCGCATCGTTAATACCTAA